CTTTGGTAGATTACCAACGTCAATGTAAAAAATTCTACGTTCTGGCGCACGTGAGATACGGTAAATAACCGTAGCATCTTCAATCATGCGGAGTTGGTTCAAAGGTTTGATTGCTTTGTGTAGATAAGAAAGAACAACCGCACGGCGAGAGTCCATCAAACCAGAATTGATATTAATGATTGCATCTTTAGCGATACGAACACCAACTGGTCCGTAGCTTGAAGATGTTCCTGATACTACTTTATCATTATAGATGTAGTATTCGTTGACTGTCTGTACAACATCAACTGATGTGCCAGTATCTTTGTCTTTTTTGATTTCACGTATCTTGCGTATCTTACGTGGATCAATATATCTGAGTGCTTTAATACCGTCTTGTGGATTTTGTTCATCAAGAATGATGTGGTAAAAAAGTCTACCATCAACATAAAATCTACGGAATGTATCTGTAGACATGTTTTGGTAATTAAACAATCTGAGAACAATATTAAATTCTTCTTCGATTGCTTTTTTAATTTTCTCAGGTTGCTTCAAATCGTCCATAATAATACGAACAGATTTTCCGTCATCGTTCTGTACAATTGCTTCATTGACAATATCATCAATCGCAGATTCAATCTCCGGTTGCATTGCCATTTCACGATATCGGGAAATCAACTCGACTTCGTTTTTTGCCGTGCCATCTAAATCAACATATGTGCCGTAATAAGCGGCTGACGAAATGGTTAAAGCCCCATCTTCGTTGGAAGGTGGTGCAAAGGTTTTCTCCGACTGCTGGTCTGCATCAGCCTTTTGTCTGGAGATTTGGAAACCGAAAAGATTTAGTGCCATATTAGTTTATTTCCAATTCAAGTAAACATAAAGGGGGGAATTAATCCCCCCATATAATTAGGAAGTTGTGTCGGATTCCCACCACTGATATGCTAGAGTTGCTGTAAATTCTTCGATAGAATCATTAGAACCCCAATCCAAATCAATAGGTGACAAATCAACTGGGAATGCACCAACAAACTTGTACGATTTTAAAACAGCACCAGCTTTGTCATATTGGTCCACTTTAGCATCAACTGTATAAGAAGTAGGACTTCCTGCTACAGCATTGCGGACGTTGCTGCCATGTGAATTAATACCATTCATCCATGATTCGAATGCTTTACGAACCTTAAAGTTTTCATCGTTGATAATTGTGATTGTCCAGTCAGCAAAGTTTCTATTTCCAGCAAACTTTAACTCACGACCAAAGTAATAAAGTGGAACAGTACCAACAGTTGAACCTGGCAATTGTGCAGTCTTACACAGGAATGTTAGTGCTTGTCCAGAATTTACTGGGTCGGTAGAAAAAGTTGGGAAAGTCATTGTGACTTGGAACAGGTTAGGACGAGCACCATCTCCGATGAGATTAGCACGAAACTCTGTTACATTGAAAGCCATTGTTTTCTCCTATTTCTTATTATTTATTACACAACACCAACGATTTCACTGAAACTTACACCGGTGCGTACAGCAACAAAGTTCAACTGAATATAGTTAATTGAACGTGCTGGCTTGATGTAAATATCTCCAACAAACTTGTTGGCATCAACAACTTCAGGAGTATTATTTGTTGTATCGCAAACAACACGATAGTCATAGACACCACGGCGACCTTTAACATCACGTAAGAATGGTTCAACTAGAGCAACAAATTGGGCACGTGTAAATTCATCATTCAATTCGAACAATGCATACTTGGATGCTGTTGCGATAGCTTTTTCCAAAACAATAAACATTCTACGAACGTTAATACGATTGAATGCAGAAGGTTGTGTTACCAAAGTCTTATCACCATATAGAATGGTTCCTTGACCAGGGAAAGAAACGACCGGATTTACACCAACAGAATAAATCGTATCACGCTGTGCTTGTGTTGGATTCCATGCCAATTTAACAACGTTCTTAATTGCACCACGGTTTACACCTGCTGGTGAGTACCATGGATCACGTGTTTCGTCTGTGCGTACACATAGACCGGCAATATCACCGTTCAATGGAATCCAACGATACACGTTGTTGTATTTGTCGAATTGATATTTCCAACCAGAATCTGCAACTGCATATGTTGATGCACGGCTTAATGTTGTAATCCATGAAGAAATCGCAGCCTCAGGTGTTGCACCACCAACAATACCAGATTGTGGAGGAGACAAAAACGTTACACAATCTTTACGAGCAGAAGCAATAGAGTCGATTGTATATTGCTGTACTGTTGTATAGTTAGAAGCGCCGCCTGCATCACCAGTAACAATTAAAGAAATGTCAACAACATCTGGATTGGTAAACTCACCGTATCCTGTTACGTAGTCTGCCGCAGTTAAAGCTAAGTCTGAACCACCAGTAAATGAAACGGTTGAACCTGTATTGGATGTTGCCATGTAGCAACCACCAAATTGTGTGTTTGCAGTTTGACCCCATGTTCCTGATGTGTTAGCTTGGTCTACTGGACCTAATGCATAAACATATTTTGATTGGTCGCTGAGAACTTGTCTGTAGTAAGAAGTTGAACCATCATCATTTGTGGCATCGGCTGCTTTTGATAGATATGGGAAAACTTCTAAAACTGTACCTTTTGCACCGCCGCTGAACAGACCATCTTCATCTACAACAACCATGTGGAACTGGTCATTAGCACCACCAGAAGTTGAAACAAAAGAAGAAGTGCTAGGTGCCGCTGGGAAATATGATTTGTATGTCCAAGATGTGAATGTTGAACCACCGGGTGCGGCATTTGCTGTGTTTGAATCCCAAACGGAAACTTTTAATGAATTTCCTAATGCGCCTGGATAACGAGCAACAAATGTTTGTCCTAATGTATCAGTAATATATGATGTGTCATATATGTCCACATTTCTAATTGACAATACTGAATTATTCGCACCAGCATTTTTAGATGTAGTGTTAGCCACACGAACAACTTGAAGATTATTTCCATAAGCTAAGAAGTTAGCCGCTGAAAAGAATGAAGTTGCTGTATTGCCGTCCGGCATACCAAACTTGTTAACTAAATCTGTTTCATGTGATACGAGTGTTCTTTTTCCTACTGGTCCCCACATAAAGGGTCCAGCGAATGCACCGGCTGTAGTAGATACCGCAGGAACAACTGTTGTTAAGTCGACCTCGGATACATTTACGCCTGGAGAAATCTGAAATGCCATTTTACTCTCCTTGTTTTATAATGCTATTTGGCAGTAATAACCTATACTATATTTATGAATTGGTGGTTTTATAGTTAATTCATAAAGAATGTTGAAGGACCCTTTTCTTCCTCCCTAGACATCCAAACATCACCACCCTCTACGATGTAATTTTTATCAGTACCATCATCAAAGATACCAAAAGATGGCATTTCTTCGTCCGATTGATTCAACATTTCCAACTGCATCTGCTTTCTCAAATCATGGTTTACAATCTCTTTGAAGTATTGTTGTGTTGTCATCCATGCAAACATAACTAATGTCATAACGATATCATCATTTGCGCCTTCTTCCGCCTTAAAACTATTGAGAGATGACACAAAAGTTGTTAGCTGAGAGATGGTATCAAAATCATTGATAATTAACTTATCATTTTCTATCAAAGTCTTAAGGTTGGAACACCCAATCCTCTTGACTTGTGGTGACATTTTCAGGCCAAGCTGAATGCCACGACCAAAACCTGTGCCCATTGCCTGCGCCTTTTTGTTACCAGTTTCAATCTTCACTACGTTTTCATACTCAAGGTCCTGGTGTAAAGTGTCTGCAATCTGTGGTGTGTTATTTATTTCTATTAAAACGTATGCATCATTGAACAGTTTTGCTGTATTAAAGATGACAGTTGGAAATAAAACTGGTGAGATGGATGAAGAATTATACTTAGCAACTTGTTTATATGGTATCGAAGACACATCAAACACTGTGAAACTGGAAGCATCCAGATTTCTACCTTCTGCTGGGTCAACTGTAATTGCGTAGATATGGTCTGCCGAACGTTCTTCATCACCTTTAATTGGATATTCATAAATGTCCAACATCTCATGTTTGGCAATTGGTTCTTTGTATACCAATTGTGCAAGTTTAGAACCGGAGATAAGTGTATTGGTAGAACCCAAGAATTCACATTCAAACTCTTGTCTGAATTGTTCTTCTGATGTGTTCTTAATTGTTTCTTCTTTCCACTTTTCATCACGACCTGGGACCATAGACCAGTGAATCTCAAATGTTTTGTAACCGTTCTTTTTACCAATCGCATCCATCCATAGTTTGTAGAACAGGTTCATGCCGTTTGGTGTGGACACAATAATAATCTTAGTGGTCTTACCGGATGAGATAACTGGGTAAACAGAGTTAAAGAATTCATTGGCAATGTTGGCCGGAACGAACGCAAATTCGTCCAAGAATACTTCGTTGAAAGAGCCTCCATGTACAGCAGAACTTGATGTAGATGCCGCAATAATTTTTGAACCATTTTCCAATTCTACGTTACCCTTGTTCCAGGTAACAACGCCTTGCTGGAGCCACATAGGTAAGTTTTCATAAGCAAGTTGGTACTTTGCCAAAATGTCACGTGCTAGTGAACCTTTGTTGGCCAAAACTGCTATGTTTTGTGAGTCTGAAAACAATGTAAGCCAAAGTAGATATGCGACAGAAGTGGTAGTTTTACCAACTTGACGGGGACATTTTGTGATTGAGAAACGGTTTTCATGGTATGTGCGAATCATTTCTGTTTGAAAATCCCACATACGGAAAGGTATTAATCCTTCATCAACGTTAACAATCTTAATGTATTCCATGGCAAAATAAACAGGATCTTTGGCACACTTTATATACTCATCGACCTCATTTTGTGTATATGCGTGTTCAACCCCTGCTTTTTTTAATAACGGATTGTCACGGTAAGAATCTTTATTATTAATCGGCATTCTTTGCTTTTAATAACTTTGAAAGTTCTGAAGTTGAGCCTACAAAAATAGCTTTGTCTACGTTAACACCAGAATCATTCTTCTTAATGTTTTTTAGTTCACGTATAGTTTTTTGCATAACCATTAATTTTTCATTCGCTTCTGCTGTATTCTTAATTAAAGTGGCAACAACTTCAAATGCACGTGGATGTTCTGTCTCTGATGCGATAGCAAGAAGATGGTCAATTGCTTGATTACCTTTGACCACCAAATCTTTGAGTGTTTGCCTTGACTCTGCATAGTCGGCATCAAGGTCACCGTCAAGATTTTTTGTTACCTGCGATTCAATTTTTGCGGGTAACGTTTCTGTTTTTTCTATAACCGTTGGTGTCACATCAAATATTTCAGTCATACTCTTTTCAAACTTAGACATAATTTATGCTATGGCAGCTTTGAATACCATAAATCCTAATAGTGGTTCTTCTGGAGGTGAAGGATCGTTTGAGTTATTACGAACAGTAATGACTGCATAACCATTTTGTGGTGTTGCGGTGATATCATACAACGACATGGTTCCATTACTGATATGTGCAATGTAAAGCAAATCGTTTGCTGTTATGTAAGAATTGTTAAATGTAAATGTGTCTGAATATTCGGCAGGAGCAATAACATTATAAAGAAGTATTCTTCCTGTTACAGCATTTAGAGTTACAGATGTAGTTCTTGAACCAGTTTGTGTAACATAACCACCTGAGCCTTGTTTGTAACCAATGCCGGCATCTGAAAGTGTTACATTCGGTGTAGAAATATTACCAGTAACAGTTAAAGAACCCGCTAAAGTTCCCGTTGTATTTGCAAGTGCATTGTTCGCTTTATTGAATGCCGCATTTGAAGTGTTGTATGCTGAATTCGCATGTATGTTAATGAAATTCCTAAGCGTATCAGCTTTAACAGAGTTTGTAAGCGAAGATGCGGTGTTTGAAACTGGGATTAAAATGTTTCCGGGAACACTTGAAATATCATTTAAATTTGGTAAGTCTGAAATCTTTTTTGACATTTTTTATCCTATTAGAATTATTATATTTTGTCCATCTTCGGTCAATATATCTTCACCAATTTCGGTTGTGATATTTTCATTTAGAACCGTCTCTGGGAATTCGGTGGTACTTGTTGAATATGTATAATTATTAGGTAATACAACATCAAATGGATTTGGTTGAACTTGAATCGTTACCAGTTTTGTTGGTGTTATTTCAAATGATGATGGAGTCCATGTTGCATTCGTTAACGAACCTTTTATTGGAGTACCAGTTACAAAATGACCATTTAATTCTGTCATTTCTAATTTTTTGGTATCTTCAAACCAAGAAGATACTTTTGCTGTGGCTGTTGCCATTTCATAAGAATAACCTTGGTAAACAACTTCATCGTTTTGATAATTTCCTAAACCACCTGTATTCATAATTGTAGTTGTGCTATTATGTGACATGGATGTATCATCATATATGTTAGTTATTGCAGTTTTAACAACTTTTGGTTCTGCCACAGGACCATACAAATAGCCTTTAACTGTAAAGGTGAGAGTCCATATAATATTTCTAACTTTTGAATTATAATCACCCTCATAGTCGATTTCATGTGAAACACTTTTTAGGACTATGGGTAATTGTTTAACAACACCCATTTCAGGAATCAAATTTACATTCACTGTATAATCTGGTGTAAAATAAGGAAGAATTTTCTCCATCAACTGAGCACCATCTTCAATATTACGAACATAAGCCCACAAAGAAAAATCAAAATCAAACGGAACTGGATTGTAAACTGCTAAACTTGTACCTGTGTGTCCACTATGAGAAGTGTTCTTCATGTTTGTATTCAGTTTACGTGATGCATCATAACTCATATCAGTCATTTCAAATGACATGATTGGTAGTGTTACTTGTACCTTTTTGTCTAGGTCCGGATCACCTTCCAAACGTGAAACATATTTTTCTTTTCCACCATAAACAATTGGAACCAAAAAATGTTCTTGCTCGACACCGTTAGAATCGTAACGTGCCAATTTAATTTCATTGAAAAGATTGCCAAAAGCTATGACAACCTTTCTAATTATTCTATGATATGCGTAACTCATGTTGGTGTACCAAACGGATTAGATTCCGATAAATCAACCACATCATCAGCTTCTGTTTGAATAGATTTATTATCGTACATTTCACGTATCTGTGGATCTTCCAGTGGGTCTGGTGTTTCTGCGACAATATAAGTTGCACCAGAAGTTTGACCAATAATTGTTGCACCGTTTGCAACAGTTCCAATCAAATCTGTAATTTTCAAAATACTCTCGCTTACATTCCAATATGCAACTGTTCCGGACATTGATGAAGAACCATTAGCATAAACTGTTTCACCCAAAGTAAAATTACCACCAGATACATTAGGATAAACATTCAATGAAATATTGTATGCATCTTCAAACACTGTATTATCGACATTAGGAATACCAACATCAATTGTTTCTTGCGAGTATTTGAATTTCTCAAGTTCAAGTTTATAAAAATACGGATACTTATTACCTAAAACGTAGAATGCTTCGGAGTAATTCACGTATTTGATTTCATATAACTCACCCTTCTGTGAAAGGAATGGAATATAAATCAAATCACCTTCTCTGGGTCTTTGATATTTTTGTGGAACCCAACGTGCAAAAGAACGTTTTGAAACAATCACAGACATATTATTACGAATTTCTAGACCAAATTTAGAAAAGAATTCTCTTTCACCTTCATAACCGTCAACGTTTGTGATGTATAGTTCTAATGGATATGATGCATCAAATCTTTTTAATGGGTCTTCACCGTAAATTAAATCTCTTGCGGCTTCATTGGTGTTTGGAATGTAATAGCAATCCACACCATTAATCTTAATGGTTTCAATCATCAAATCTTCGATGAGTCTTTGCTCCGGTGAAGAATTGTAGTTGTTAAAATAAAGATTTGTTGCCATTAGTTCAGATAGAAATCAACTGGTAGTTCGTATTTGGAAGACATTTCTTCTTCCAGTGCTTTAATTTCTTCTGATGCTTCATCAAAGATTACCTGCCCATTCAATATAACACCACCAGGTAATTGAACACCTGCAAATTTCTTCAGGTTGGTTCCCCAATTCTTCTTAATGAGTGCTGTTGCATATTCTTTGAGCCAACGGTCATTCCAAACTGATGCATATTGTGCAGAGTCAATCATTGCATAACATTCTGCAATAACAACTGAACCGGCAGTAACTGCTGTACCCCAACCCCAATCACAATAAAGTTTGTGCATGTGACGTTGGAAACGAATTGGTACTTCACCTGTAAACATCAACTCCAATGAACGAAGATGTTGCATTGTGAGTGTATAGTTCACATAAGATGCTGAAGTAAAATCATAAAGTTCGTTTAAACGAAGTTGATAACGAAGGTCAAACATATTGTTTGTGTTGATAGAATCAGAGATTGGAAATACTCTGGTGACACCAACAATATTTACTGAATTATTTCCAGTATCCAATGTAACAGATGGTGACAAATTAATATAACGATTTGTTACGTCCGTTGCGTCTATTCTTTTTATGTAATAAACTTTTTGAAGTGCATCAAAATGGTAGTCTTGCCAGTATTGAAATGCATCATCAATGCGGTCTTCCACCTGGTCATCATCAACGTTGATTTCGATGGTTGGAAATCCAAGTTTGCGTAGGCAATACTCTTTGAATGTTTGTCTGTTTGTTACTGTAGCCATTGAGAATCTCCTTATTATCTATTTATCTATCAGATTTTTAAGAGAACAAATACTTCTCCAATAGCAAAAAAACTATTAAGCGTCTACAGCACCCTCAAACTCAGGTTTTTGTTTGATGATTGCATACAGAACCGAGCGGTCTGCACCAGCAACATACTCACCACCAGCAATTTGTACTTTGCCAGAAGACAAAGGTTGTTTACCCGCATCACGGGCTTCTTTGGAAGCGTAGCCGTAAAAGGTAACCTCAGTTCCCTGACCTTTGAAATCCTCTTGGACGGCGCCAATGTTCCAGTATGATGCTGGAATTCCAAAGTCTGTGTCGATAGATTTAATAAGAGCCATAATTTTTCCTTTTAATTATTAAGCAATAACTGCTAATTTACGAAGTGTTCCACCGGAATCCCGGATGGTTATATATCCAGTAATTGGTGCATCAGCGTTCACGGTGAAAGTTCCAAAACGAACCGCACCAGCACCTCTGGGAGTTAAACGAATATCACCATCTGTGACGCTGTTTGTTGCAATCAAATCAACGAAACCAACATTTCGTTGCACATCCATAAATGTGTCACCGCTGGTCGCTCTTGTAACAACACGCAAACCTGTGGTCTGTGTACTATCCATCAATGTGACATATCCGCTGCCTTTGCCATACAACATCAAGTTAATGTTGGCGTCTGAGCCTTGAGCCGTTATGTATGCCGCACCGGGTGTGCCAGTCACACCACCTGTCACCTGAACGTAGTTAACAGCAGAGGCTGTGTGGGAAACACGGAGTTGTTCAGCACCAGATGTGCCGTTGGTATTGAAACGAACAGAACCAGTTCCGTTTGCACCAAGGAACAAACTTGCGTTTGTGTTGCCTTGGGCGTACATCGTTGCATAGCCAGATCCTCCCCAAAACATTGGGTAACTATCAGAGCCGGCCACATCTCTTAACCTTAATGCTGGGTTGGATGCAGTGATGCCGCCGGGTGTATAGAAATCCAGTGATTGAGTTCCAGTTGCACCCAAAGCACGAATAACCGAACCTGCACCTACAGTCGCATAAGCAGAAGCAGTACCACTACTGAATGTAACTGTTGGTTGCTCAACATAACCAGAACCAGCGTTGGTAACGGTTGGAGTTCCAACACCCCAGGCAAGATTGAATGTTGCACCAGAACCTGTACCGCCAGTGACAGATGCAGGAGTAGATGGAAGGGCGGTGT